ACAAATATAATAATTATTTGTTTTGAAGTTATTAATTTCAAAGTGCCCAAAAGTAATATGAGCATTTTGAAAATCTTTTAACTTAGTACCCCAAGGAATAAAATTATAATTATGACCGTGTGATTTTACTGTTCTGGGGGTGTCGATTAACGTGACATTTCTCCATCCTCTAAATGGAGACAGAGAATTAATCTCTGAAGAATCCTTTAAGTAACAATCATGATTACCAGTAATTAAGGTAACATTAAAATCTTTAAACTGTTCTAATACCCAAGAACCGAAGTGTAAAGAATCAACGGAGACTTCATCCCGTGTATGGAAAAAGTCTCCGCAAAAAACAACGTCTTCTATTTCTTCTTTCTTAAGATTGCTAATATACCATTCAACCCAATCTTTTGCTATGTTATGCCAAAATCGGGAGTTTTGGTGTACTCCGATATGAAGATCAGAGAAGATAGCAATCTTTTGTTTTTTAAAGAAGTTATTCACTATCGTCATTATACCCGCAATCCCCATCCCCGTCAATCACGGGTTTTACATAAACATTTATTTCACCACTAGTAAGAAGTTCTTCATATTTCTGATCACGATATGCAGTAATAGCATCATGATGTTTCTTTTCTTTCTTAATGCGATTAATAAATGCATGGAAAGCAATTGTAGTAAAATAAGAGAACGGTGATGTTTCTGAATTTACATCATACTTTTTTCTCTTGAGAGCAGAGAACATTTTAACAATTGCGTCGCCAATCATTTCTTCTTTATAAGAATAATTGATGAATGAAGGAGAGAATGAAAGTCCTTGTGCAATCTTATTAATTGCTTCGCACAAGAAAACAGAACAATCATCTGATTTATAATATTCAGCAATTGCTGTTTTTAATTCTTCACAATTTACATAGTGTTTATCTTTGCCAACTTTTGGCACGGCTTTTACTTTAGCCTTTGTTTCTTTTTTATTTTGGGAAGTTAACGTTGCCATAACCTATTTTGACAATAATAAGTTATTCCAATTAATTATCTACTATTTTTCAGTCAATTTGTGGATGGAATATGGAATATTTTCACCTTTATAGATTGTTTGGCGTTTTAAAGAATGTTGTTCGCCATACTTTAATTGATCAGCTAAGTCTATGATAATCAATTTTTCCTTATTCTCATGCTTACGTAAACCGCGACCAATGCTTTGTACAATACGAATAAAACTTTTACCCCCTGCAGCAAAGATGATTAAGTGTATATTCTTGATATTGACACCAGTAGAAAAGATAGAAGAGATGGCTACACAAACAACATTGTTTTCTGTTTCCATAATGTGTTTAATCTTATCGCGATCTTCTACTTCTACTTCGCCTCTAATGAAGTATACTTTCTTATCAGTTAATTGAGATAAAGTAGCCTCTAAAATTTCACCATGATCAATATGATTAACCATAATCAAAACATTATTTTTAAAATTACCACATATGGTTTTAATAGTATTGTTTCGATAAAGATTTGATTTTATGAAATCATTTTCAGCTGCGTATTCTTCTGTTGCAAATTGTTTATCTTGAATCTTTTCTGGTTTTGTTTTGTAATTTAATTCAAAGACTTTTACTTCAACATTGGTTAGATAATTTTCTAATCTTAATTCATGAGAATTCTTTGTAATTAAAACCGGTCCTATTTTTCCTATGATATTCCAAGAATCAATTTTTGATTCAGGCAACGTTCCCGTGAATCCAAATTTGCAATTGGTTTGAATCTTTTGTAAGATTTTTGTTAACTTAGTGTCTTTACCCGCCTTATGAACTTCATCAATAATTACCATGTCAACATATTGTATCCAATCACTGTCCTCAAAACGGCTTTGAATAATACCAGTATTAGCAATTACAACATCTGCTGTTGAGTCTAATTCTATAGAACCGGTCCACTTAGACATAGAAAATGTGACACCATATTCTTTAAAATCTGAATAGGTTTGATTTACTAGACCAAGATCGGGTACAATGATTAAACATTTAAAAGAAGGATGCCAACAAGATTGTACTAAGGTTGCCATGGTCAATGTCTTACCAGCTCCGGTACCTAGTACAGCCACACCCCTACCTTTTTCTAAACACAACTTTACGGTATCTTCTTGATAGTCTCTTAATGGAAATTTTTCAAAATAATCATTTTTAAATTGATATACAATATTAGGAGATAAAGCATCTTTAGCTGCTTTTGTTAAATGAATCTCGGAAGAAAAATTACTCTTGAAAAGAAATTGTTTTATTTCATTGATTAAGCCAATATCAAATAATCCAGTAGGTGTTATTGAATAAAGTCTTTTTGGCATGAAGCGATTAAACCTCATGAATTTTGCCGCAGGATTTTCTACTGAGAAATGTTCTCTAATTAAATCAAAGTGATCTCCAGAGATAATACCTTTCTTCTTTTTGACATTATAATCAATTTCTATCATTGTTGTTCTAACTTAAGGATTTCAATGACATTCTTGATATCATAGGTCATGGAATTGAAATTCTTTTCGACCTTTTCTAAAAGTTCTACTACGTACTCTAGTTCTTTAATTTTCTTATTTAAAAGAGCTACTTCTTGAAAATCATCAATTCTTTTTTCAGCTGTGATTTTTGAGATAGCTACAGGAGCATCTGTTATAACTCTTTCCATTAATCCTTTCTTGAGTTCATCCTTTTGTCTTTGTAATGAATTGATTTCAATCTTATGTTTAATTAAACGACCTACCCAAAAATGTTTCTTAGAAGGTAGCCTTAATTGAACATCTCTAATATTCATTTCATCAAGTACTAGATCTGCTTCAATTTCTTTAATGTAACGATCTAACAACTCCATTGAATAATGATAAATAAAATTTAATAATGTCAAGGTCCTTTGAAGAACTATATCATCAATTAATAGAAATGATGTCAGCTGATGTCCTGGGACCCGGTTCTGAGACAAACATGGGTGGCGCTGTGGGTAATAAAGATTTTTATAATCCCGGCAGTACAGTAATAGCTAAGCCATTAGGCGCGCGTAAAAGGCGCAAAACGCGATTCCAGAGAAGAAACCTCAAAAGGACCTTATAATGGATATTGGACACTGGGAAAGTACTGTTCCGTTTGTTTCTGCCTATGGTTTTGTATATCTAATAACCAACACAGTCTCTAATAAGAAATATATTGGTAAAAAACAAATGCAGACTGTTAAAAAATTAAAACCATTGAAAGGTAAAAAGAATAAAAGACATTTTATTATCGAAACAGATTGGAAAGAATATATGTCTTCATCTAATGAACTTTTAAGTGATATAGAAAAATTTGGTAAAGATAAATTTAAATTTGAGATAATTCGGTTCTGTGATAGTAAAAGTGAATTAGCTTATTACGAAGCCAAAGAACAATTTGACAGAGAAGTCCTCATGAGTGATGAATATTATAATGGTATCATTAACCTGAGAATTGGTAAAATTAAAAGAAAAGTTTAAAATACCGGGTTGATAATTAGACTCATGATCTAACTATAATAGAGGTTCGATGATAGAGAGTGTAACATATAGTGAATATAATATTAAAATATATAACTTAATTAATATTATTAATATTGCTGAACTTGATATATTTAAATATTTCCATAATAACAATATTATTATTAATTTTAAATCTCGTGACTGTAAACGATTAATTACACATTTTATTATTAATAAAATTTTACAATATATTAAAAATCCACAGTCTGAGAAAATTGTATTAAATTATAATAATTTACAATTACAGATTTTAGATAGTTGCCATTTAAATGATATAGATATTATAATTAATAAGGTATTACGAAAATTCAAAATTTGTTATATTAACTATAATAATATTAATAATCTTGAGACTACTGATCTTTTAGATATTAAACGTAATTTGCAACGATGTAATATCACTTCTAATAAAATTTATAACATTAAAAAATTTTTAAAAGAAGGTGGATTTTATCACTTATCAAAATCTCTAGATAATGATCAACAATTGAGAATGACATTATCATAAATAAACTTCATGAAATTTACACAGCTAGTAAATGAAAAATTAAAGCTTTATGGTGAGGCTGGATTGCCCATGCCACAACCTGGGTCACAACCCGGACCACAACCCATGCAACAACCAATTCCACAACCAGATGCAGCTTTACCTGCTCCGGCAGAACCAAAACCGGCTACAATCGATGAAATAGATGCTCTTAAGCAAGATACCGATTCTAAGGTTTCC